ATGCCTCGCGGTTCCGTCATGATTACATGGAAAACCCGTATCTGGGTATCAGGTACAGGTCAAAGTGCAGACGGTGACCGGGTATGGTTCTCGACCATCGACGACGCGGGCCCGCATCCTGAAACATGGGGCGCACAGGATTTCTTCGACGTGGCTCCCGGTGAGGGCGGTTTTATTACCGCCATGATTCCGAGCTTCAACAACCTGATTATCTTCAAGAATGACGGTACATGGCGGTATAGCTTTCCAGCAGACCCGGCCAAGGGTTCTGTGGACAAGATTTCCGGCAATGTCGGCTGTGCCGGTCGTAATGCCGTAGTGGATTTTGAGAACTATATCTACGTCTACGATCAGGGCCGGGTATATGAACTGGTGAACTCCAACTATACCCAGATCAACCGTTTCGTCCGGTTTACGGAGGACGGTTTGGGCGTGGATTCAGTAGCCAATGGCGTCGAAATGAGTATCATTAATAGGCGTCTATTGGTGCGGTACTTTAACGCGCTCTTTTGCTTTACTATTGACAGCAAATCATGGAGTCAATGGCGCACGTATTCCGGTACACCGGGGGAATTCATTGAATTGCCCGGTAGCAGTGATTCCTCTGCCCCGTCAGTTTTCATTGCGGCCAGCAGAGGAACCACCCAAGCGGCCTCGTCCAACTTTATACCGGATTCCAGCTTTGCCGATGCGACTATAAGGGCCGCTCGTGCCGCATTGGTCGGCGGATCGGTAAGTTATTCCGGGGTCAGTGCTACCTTTCAGTCTACAGCATTGGCGTCAATGCAACTAAACAGCAGTGGATCGCTAACCGACTACAATATACCCGTAAGTACCTCACAGCAATTCCAAGCAACACTGACTGTGGACTCTATTACAGGTACTTTTGTGGTCGATGTGACCTATCTATTGACCAATGGTTCAACCAGTGTACTAACGTCCGCCAATATGACCACTACCGGGGCTAAGACCTTCAACTTTACCACCCCGGCAGGGGCTATTCTGGCGCGTATTTCGGTACGTTCCACGGTAAACGGCACTATTACCTACAGATTGCCTAACTTTAACCGGACTACGGTGACCGCACCTTTCAATCTGATGCGTATTACCGACACATACCCCGATCAGGCGGCGGCAATCGAGTATATTGACTGCTATTTCCAGACCAAGAGCTACGATTACAAGGCACCGGGCAATTTCAAGCGTATTTACTGGGCTGGTATGGACGTTAAATCCACCAGACAGATTACAGCGGAATCTAGGCCGGTTTCGAGGGTCGTTCCTATCCTGTGGAGTCAATTGGAGGCTTATACCTTCGATGAACTGGCTCAGGGGGTGTGGGGTAACCCGCTTTCGTGGCTTACCAGTGTTATTGCCGATGTAGACCTGCTACCGGAGGACTTATTGCCCTCTGAAAACGGAAGATACTTCAAAAAGTTCGCTGGTGCCATGAGGTTCCGGCAAATGTCCTATATCATCCGTATGTCGAGTCTCGGTAATGCGGATACAGGACCTATTAAGTTCTTCACCATTACCACATATGTAAACACAAAGCAAGAAGTCGTTGACGCATCTACCTAAGCAGGTAATATAATACTATGTACGGAGCCATGAAGCGCCTTGACCCGAACGTTTCCGGTTCTAAGGCCAACAGTTATGCACTGGGTAATAGGACGTATAACGGAACCTCGCCAAGTCCTCATTCGGGTAGCGGCGGTGTGAATCCTGCGGGCTATATAGACCGTGAGCGTCAAGCCGCTGTAAAGCGGAACCTTCTTCTTAAACAAGCCGCTAATAAGTGAGGACACAATGCCAAGATATAACATGTGGGAATCAGACGCCGTAAATGATCCCAATAAGATTACGGCCAACCCTGCCGCTAAGCTGACGTATGATTCCCCGGCTATTAGCACGTATAGCCCGAATACGGGATACAGCGCGCCTTCGGGCAATGTCCTGCCGGGAACGTCCTTTGCCCAGTTCTTCCCGCAGTCGAACGGTGTCTATCAGGCCAAGCCCAACCCGGCCCCGGTGGTAGACCCTACGCCCGCCCCAGCGCCCCCTGCGCCGCCGTCAGGAGGTCGTCAGGCATATAACGCTATGGACGCCGCTGGAAGGGCCTCAGCGGACGAATCATGGCTTGGCGGGGACTCGGACTATACCGCCCAGTTAGGTGAATACGACCGCGCCCTTCAGGACTTTATCAACCGTATTACAGCCCAGAAACAGGGATTTGATCTGGACGCGGATAACGCAATACTGGCTGTGGGCAAGAACCAAGCCAATGCCGGTAATCAGCTTGGCGAGGATTTCGGCGCACGCGGTATGAGCTTTTCCGGCTTGTTCGATAAGTCTAGGAATGACCTGAATAACAGGTTCAGCGAGCAGAAGTCCAACGTGGAAAACGTTCGTACTAAGAACAAGTCCGACGCGGATAACCGTTTGTCTGATTATCAGGCTGAGAATAACATCGGCCGTTCCAACGCTAAGCGTTCGGCTCTTACCCGTATGGCCGCACAACAGGCAATGATTGATTCCAACGCCGGTCTTTAGGAGAATAACCAATGCCTTACGCAGACGGGCCTAGTGGTGGTGAACAGGCCAAAAGCTGGTGGGATCAACATATCGGTGGTTTCTTCAATGGATTAGGAGAAGCCCAAAAGAAGCGTGCCCAAGCTGTTAATAAAGCTACTAATCCCAAGCCTATTCCTATGGACGTAACAGGTAGGCGGGCGTTTCCTCAGCAACCTGCTCAGAAATCAACTTTTAGGTGGCCTGCTGGGGAATTAGCTACTGCCAGCCCACAGCGGGAATCCGGTAACATGAGGGAATCCGAAATGGGGCCTCCTGTACCAAAGATGCCAAGAGAGAAGTCAGTTCTTGAAATCCTTATGGATCGGCTTAATGAGGAATACGAAGGCCCCGATCCTTCTCAAATGGACTTCTCTGCTCTGGATAGGGCACTGCAAGGCCGTCTTGGTCAGCTTACGGCGGCAAGGGATCAAATCAGGGGTAACTTCGATACCTCGGATAAGAACCTTGAAGGTATGCACCGGGCATTCGAGAATCAGGTTCGTACTGACGATGCCGCCCGGTATAACCAAATATCGGATCAGCTAAAAAGCAACCTGACTGGCAATATGAATCAGGGTGTCGGTAATCTGGAAGCGGCTCGGGCCAAGGCTGTTGCCGAACGTCAGGCAATGCTCCAGAATCTCGGTATTCAAGCGGCTGGTGCGGCTCCCGATCCCGGTGCTGAAGCTCTGAATCAGGGCATCAATACCATGACTTCCCGTAATAACATCAACCAGAACCTTGCGGATCAACAGCGTGCCACTAACCTGAGCTATAACAACACTGTGGCTCAGTCCATTGGACAGGCCGGGGTTCAGCGTCGTGCGGCTCTCCAGAATCAGCTTCAGGGACTTCTCGGTAAGGTGGCTATGGCGGAAGCTGAAGCCAAGGCTCAGAATGAAGTGGAGCGTCAGCGGTCTATAGGTACTCAAAGCGATTACGCCTACAAGCGTTGGAATGACCGTCAGAACCGTACTCAGGATTTGTTTGATACCTTGGCCGGTATTGAATCCCGCGAACGAATTGCTGGTATGGGTGGGGAAGGCTCTCGCCCACAGGGAATGAACTCTATTGCAGAGCAATTGGCTATGAGCGGTATTGATCCTTCGGAAGCTTCTAATGCTGTGGGCATCCTCGGTAGGGTTCTTGGCGGCGGTAATTTCCTTCATAATGCCAATAGGGATTCAGAGGGAAATGAACAGCCTTATGATACTACCGCAGTATTGGCCCAGAAGCTTCAGAATGAAGGACTGGACCCAATGACAGCTAGTCAAGTGGCTATGCTATACGGTGTTTCACGACGATAAAAAGGGGTATAAGTGGCTAATGACGAGCTAAGCAAAGCTTATCAAGCCAGCAGGAACGCGAAGGCACCTGTCAGGGGTAAGAAGCAGTCAAACGCTTCTGCTATTCTGGCAGGTGCCCGTTCTGTCGCGCCCAAACCTAAAGCAGAACCGGCTCCCGAAAAGCCTAAAGACTGGTGGGAACAGACTACTGAGAATGTCGGTAAAGCCCTCGACGTTCCGGTAATCAAGCAGATTATCGACGCTATCTCTGTGGGCACTTACTCCGCCGGTAACGTTTCCGATGAAGCTCTTGAGCGTCAGAAGCGTTTAAAGGAAGGTAAAGCCGACTTTGCGGATATGCTTAAAGAAGCTGTCCCACAGATCGGTGCTGTTGAAGGCGTCGGTAAAGGTCTACAGGCGTCTTTCCTCGGTAATAACGAATACAAGAAAACCCAAGGCGAAGCTATACGCAAGGTTCAGGAAATGAGCGGGATTGACCCGAACAGTTCCGAATCCAAGTGGGTAGCCGGTCTTGGCGGTTTTGCGGCTGACGTTGCTACTGATCCGCTGACGTACCTTACTGGCGGGGGTGCGACTATTGCCAAGGTCAAGGGTGCAACTCGCGGTGCTATCCAGTATAAGCCGGAAGCTCGAATGGCCGCTAAAGAGGGTCAGGAAATAGCCGCTGGTGTTGAGAATACCCGCTGGGCGAATGCCAAGAAACAGGCCAATATTGAGGCCGAGAAATACAAGAAGTTTGAAGAAACCCATAGACTGACCAAGGAAGCAAAAAAGAATCTTCGCGGTAAGGACGCCCGCCAATCAGCGGCATACCTTATCGAAAACCTTACTGCCCTTGATTCGGCTGTGGCAAAAGCACTTGTTCAGAATAAGAAGGTCAAAGAAGGGCTGGAAGCGAAAAACGCTGAAGGCACGCTTGCGCCTGAAACTCTTGAAGCTATTAATGTCAAGATCAATACTTCGCCTGTGGACGAAGCCGCCGAAACCGTGGCAAAGGCTGACGAAGCCGAAGCTGTGGAACAGGCTATCAAGGGCCGTAAAGTCGGACTGTCTGAATTCAAACCGCCCACAGTAGCGGAGGAAATCTGGCATAAGCTGTCCAAGCTTACGACGCCCAAAAAGACGGCTGTCTACGGTAAAGACGTTATTAAAAACGTTGAAGAAGCTAGGGCCGCACGCCCCGATACAGTTGAAACGTGGGCACCGGGCGCTAAAGCAGATATGACGCCTGAAAATCAAGTTCCCGATATCAAAGCTACTGTAAAGGCTTTGCGGGAGTTTGATAAGGAAATGGGCGGGGCCAAGATTCCTGTGGTCGGTGATGCAGGTAGAAAAGTATATCTCGATGTTGAAGATATCGTACCGACTCTTGATCCTCGTGACTCTCTTTTCAAGCAAAACTGGGAAGCAGTAAAGGATTTCCACGTATATAAGGCTCCTGAAGTAGCTCCGGTAAAAACTACCGCCAAGAACCCTAAAGCGCTTACTGACGACGAGCTTATCCAATTAGGTATTAAGCCGGAACATATCGAAAGCGTCCGTAAGGGTACTAAGCTTTCTGATCTTACCGACGATACTCTTGTGGGCGATATACCCACTATTCTTAAGAACATCAAGGATGGGATTGTTCCTGACAGCGTAGTAAAGCAGTTCTACGAGGTCACCGGAAAGACGGATAGGGCTGAAGTAGCTAAGGCACTAAAGGCTATTACCGATAGCAAGGATTTCAAGGAAGTACACGGAGAACTAAAGAAATACGGTTCGGTACGGACTGGGGAAACCCCGGCTCCGACTATGGGCGTGTCTGGACACGGTAAATTCGCCCTGCCTAACAGGAACTTTAGCAAGCCGGATATCGACGCTTCCAAGACTCCTGCTACTCCCGAACAGGCGAAGGCATTCCTCGAAGCTGATTACACTGAAAAGGCTACTAATCTGGCCGGTCTGACAATCGGCGGTAAGAACCTTGGTGTTGAATTGCGGGAAACGGCTGACTGGCTGTTTGAGGGCACTATTGATACCCAGCGCCGACCGGCTGGGCCGCGCAGAGCCAAGGGTGGAGCCTCGGTTACCGCCAAGGAAGCTCCGAAGCAGGGCGCGAAATACGAGACTCAATACAATACCCATTCGACTATTTGGCGCATGGAGGCCGCTATTAAGCACGCCCGCCAGATGGAGCGTGACGGTGTTATTAAGGGTCGTAGTCAGATGGACAGGGTTATTATGACCCTGCTGGATGATGTAGATGCTCGTCTTAGGCTTGCCGGATTCGATCAGCACTTGTCGAATATGCAGGTAGTAGGGGACAAGCTTATCGTTAGGCTTGCTCCCTCTGACGTGCTTAATGCCATGACACAGGCTGACCGTATTAAGTACATATGGGGCAACAAGATTTACAGCAAAGACCCCGCATCGGAACTCAACGAATTCCTGCCCACTACTATTCTTGACCTCGCTGAAGTATTGGTTCGTTCGGCTACAAAGCTGACCAAATCAGGTGAAGTGGATATAGTGGCACTTAAGAACAACGCCCTGCTGACGCTTCAGGGGCGGTACTCCGAGGTCGCCAAGGGTAAGCGCGTAATCATTAGTAATCTTGATAACAACATCAGGATTAAGAACGAGAAGGAAATCCTCAAACAACTGGATGAAGATGCCTTTAAGCAGTATGACGCAGCTGTAAAGGACAATAAGCCTGCTAAGCAGAAGGCAATTATGGACAGCATGATTGCCCTGCATGGTGATAAGTTTGCCGAGATTTCCAGCAAGCGCCTTGATCAGATTACTCAGGAACTTGTTGATCGGTTTACCAAAGAATCGGCTAAAGGTGTATCTCCTATTACCCAGCTGATTAATACGAACATGCGTAACGCCTCTCTTGCAGGCGGTAATGTCGCACGTCCTGTGGGTGAGGCTCTTGCTGAATACTCTGCGAAGGTATTGGAGACACTTGATAATGGGACTCTTGGCGACCATCTTTCTGCTCTTGTATCTCGACCGCCTTTTCCCACTACTGATAAAGCTGTTAAAGCGGTTATCGACGAAAACCGAACGCTTATACAAAATAGTGCGGCGACGGCGGAAGAAGTCCGTCACGCACAGGCGTCTAACAAGAACGTTGAAGGAGCGGAAAACGGCCCGAAGGTAAATGCGGAGGCTTACCAGAAGGATACCCAGCTGGTAGACGAAATGGCTAAGCCCGCTGACGAAATCAATACCGATAAGGTATTCGATCTGGCTATTCGTGAACGCAACAAGGATATGCTGTACCGCCTGTATGGAACCTCCCGGTTCTTCAACAAGCGTACTGGTATGCCTATCTCGTTCGACGTACTGGCCGGGTCTACCCATGCGTCCGCTTTGCTTATGACCACCTACCATGAGATTCTTCGTGATCTGGTTCGGAAGGGATACAGCAATGAACAGTTGAGGGTCGCCTTCAATTCCCTGAAAGAAGGCCCTCCCGCCGATCAGATTGCGGCTGAATTGAACGGTGTTCTGAGCACGATGTTCGATACCAGCAAGACTAACTTCCTGAGTCGTAACTCTGTCGGCCCACAGCACCTTAATGAAGTCATGAAATCTGTGGGCTTTGATATGGAGAAGTTCCGTATTCCAGAGAACGCCACTCCTTATGAAATGATGAATATATGGAAAACGTGGGACGTTACCGACGTTAAAGACTTCTTCTCGAAGATGATGGGTACTATGGTCAAGGTATCCGAGGACGTATCTATGGGCGCGTCCTTTACCAAACACTTCGGTTCAGAGGTCGCTAAGCCGGGATACGTAAAGCTGAAGGATACCACCAAGAAGGCAGAGGACAGGAACCCGTTCTTCGATCTGATTAATAAAGACCTGTATTACCCCGAAGAAGTCGCTAATGAAATGGTTCACATTGGCCGACTTCTCACTGAGTCGCGCTCTTTTACACCTAAGAGCAAGCTCTATACCTTCGTAACGAAGATCATGGACCCGACTATCTCTAACCTGAAAATGACTCAGACAACGATGAAGCCGGGTCACCACGTTATGTCCATCATCGGGGATACGTGGCGTAATAATCTCGCACTGACCACCATTGGAGTATTCAACCCTGCCAAACAGACTCAGCTGTATTTCGAGTCTGCCCGTATTCTGTGGGCCGCTGTAGGTGATATCGAGGAACTGTCTGCTTTTCAGAAATTCACGCGGGCACAGCAGATTACCAACGAACTCGTACTCGCCAAGGAGAGCAGGACTAAGGTAGCGGGTAAGTTCAAGGGAACGGATACCGGGGCTGAGTATTTCCCGAATATCGGTGGTGGCGGTAATATCGGCCGTAAAGACCTGTATTCCATTATGCAGGCCAACGGTGTAGCTCTCCCTGCCCATCTTGGCGGTATGGCTGAGGACTTCGCGGCCAACTTCGATACTATGTCTTTGGGAGAGAAGTCCACCAGCAAGATAGCTGAAGGCGTAGGAAAGGTAACGCGGGGACTCGACCGGCTGGCTAACCCCATTAAGCCGAAGTTCGGGATGAAGAACCCGTACAGCCTGAATAAATTCACGGCAAACCGCGATACGTGGACTCGTGGCGCTCTGTTCCTTGGAGCCATGCGTTCCCGTAACTTCGCGTCCGTAGAGGAAGCCGTCAAGTATTCCGCTGAATTCGTCCGTAAATGGGCACCCACAGCAGTAGACCTTGGCGCGGCTGAAGCCAAGTATCTGCGTCGTGGTATCTTCTACTACACATGGATTCGCGGTATGGTTCCGAGGATTATTGAGTCTACTCTTATGCGTCCCGGTATTGCTTCTATTCCGAACAAGGCTATGTATAACCTTGCCATTGCCAATGGTATTGATCCCAATTCTATTGGTGATCCGTTCCCCGAAGGTACGCTGTTCCCGTCTTGGTATACCGAACGTGTTATCGGCCCACAGTACAAGGTAGGAAACGATCTGTGGGGCGGTAACCCTACCGGGCCGCTGGGGGATATCCTCAATACCGTAGGCTCGAACATCAAGCCCAAGGATTTCATGACCGGGGAAGCCTTCATGAAAACAGCCGGTACGGTGTGGAATATGAGTACCCCATTTATCAAGGCACCTATCGAATTCACCACAGGACGGACGCTCGAAACAGGTGCTCCGATTGACGACAGGGCACAATACCTGCAAGATTATATCGGGCCGGTTCGGTTCGCATCACGCGCGGTCGGTAAGGAAATGTACCCGTCTATCGGGCCGGATGGTTTAGCTCAGGCCAACAGGACGGAATCCAAATACCGTGACGGTATGACGCCTGACGAAACTAGGAAGAACGCCCTGCCGGAAATCCTGAACTACCTAACTGGTTTGGGCTTTACCAATTACACCAGTGATTCGGCTCAGAAGTCCGCAGAGTTCCAAGAAAAAGACAAGCTCATTAAGGCAAAGAAGGAGGCTGAGAGGTTTCAATGACATTCGGAGTATCCGTAGCGGCATATAACAAAAAGCCGAATACTTATATCCAGAAGGTTCTTTCACCAGACCCTACTGTAAAAGCTCCCGATGTTGCTGGTACTGCCACTGCTCAGCCTCAACAGCCAACAAAGACGGCATTGGGCGGCTCTACCGCGCCCGTAGCTTCCGGCTTTGTGAACAACATTCAGTCGCCCGTATATCAACCGCTCTATTCTGGTGGGCTGGGCCAGAAGAATAACAGCATATACGGGCGTCTGAATGCTATTAATGAAACGACCTCTGTACGCGACGAGGAAACCCGTACCAAGGTTGATATCCAGAATCGCCGTATCAATGCCTTCAATAACAAGCTAGCCAGCCAAGCTCAACAGTTAGACGGCGATTTCTCCGGTACTGGTGATAGCGGCCTTGATGCCGAGCAACTGGATAACGCCCGCGCTATTGCCAATATCGGTAAACAGCGGGGTATGTCGGATCAGGGTATCCAGATTGCCCTTATGACGGCCCTCACGGAATCTGGTCTGCGTAACCTCAATTACGGTGACAGGGATTCACTGGGCCTCTTCCAGCAACGGCCTTCTCAGGGCTGGGGTAGCCGGGAACAGGTATCAAACAGGGAATATTCAGCGGCCAAGTTCTATGACTCGCTGGCTAAGACCAACTGGCAGGGCACGACGCCGTGGATGGCCGCGCAGAATGTCCAGCGTTCGTTTGACCCCACAGGAAGCAATTACCAAAAGCAATACGCTCTGGCTCAACGCGCCTTCAATGCTATATACAATCCCGGCGCGGCTTCTGTGGGCGAGTCAAATAGCGCTAGTGGCTGGATTCAAGCCTATAACAACAAATACGTCGATTATGACGGAGCTTTCGGCGCTCAATGCGTAGACCTATATAACTACTATACCGCTGGCTTCGTGGGCGGTAAGAACATTATGGTCGGGTATGCGCCGGAAATCTTCAACGCATATGACAGGTCTGCTTATACCCGGTATGGCGGTAATATACCGGGGCGTATGGGAGACGTGGCGGTATTCAGGCCGGGTGGCGGTACTCCTGTGGGGCACGTCGCCATTGTCGTTGGAGATAACGGTAACGGCACACTCAGGGTACTTCACGCTAATGCGACCCCAGCCGGTCACCGGGGCAATACCATCATATCCAATATATCAAAGGCTTCCCTGATGGGA